GGCGGAAGCAGCTGCTTGAGATGTACCAGCAGCGTAGTAATCTCCGTTTAACTTCTGATTGCTGTACTTGTAACGTAATGCAAATGCTAATCCAACAGGGCCACTCATTGGCTGAACACCAACGATTTCGTTAGTAATCAACTCAGGGAATGTACGGCGAATCATTGGGATAAGGATCTTAGGTAAACGAGCATCACCAGTTTGGTAACCATCGTTACTACCATAAGCTCCACTACCTTGACCTATAGAGGCCAAACTAGTAGATCCATCACCAAAAGCACCAGCGGCGCCACTAGATGTATTTGCTTCCTTCAAACACCACTGCTCTTGGTTTTCCAAAAGCATGGCTGTGTTAAGACGGGTATGACTATCTTTAATAGCACTAACCTTGTTAGAGGTATAGTCCAAAACTGGACTCCACTTCTCCAACAACTGTTGTGCCCTATTCCCGTCAATATATTGTGTATTTGGTCTTGTATTTGTTTCGTTCATAGTTTTTTATATATTGATTAAAAAGGGTCCTTTACATTGGAGATCAGGTAACGAGTACCTCAACAGGTTAAAAATTAAATGATTCTTGATAAAGCGTTAACGTATGGGTTAAAATCTTTTTCAGAAACCTCAGTAGATTCAGTTAACTTTTGATCTACTTCGTTTTTAATTTCAGACTTCTGAATAGCATCCTCCTTGAGCATTTCAAGGGTTTCAGTTTGCTTTTTGTCAAACATTTTGGTTGCATAATCAAAATTTTCTTGAATGAATTCTAAATCTTTATCTTTGAATGTCTTCTTAATAAAGTTAGTCTTCTTTTCGTCAAAGCTCTTAGTCTTCTCCTCGAGAAAAATAGATTTCTTGAGTTCAACTAATTCTTCTGCAAGAGCGTTACGCTGTTCGGTAAGTTCAGTTACACGGCTGGTAGACTCGTCAAGACGTTTCTTACCATCAACAATACCATCTCTAATAGATTCGTTAGCTAAAGCTAAATCAACACCTAAAGTCTTACGAAAACTCTCTAAAATAGAGTAAGCTTTCTTATTCTTTACAGCTTCTTGAATAGAAGTAGTTGGAATAGCTTCATCAATATAAGAATCTAAGTAGTCAGATACACTTTCAACAACTGTATCTCTAAGCTTAGAGGCTTCTAAATTGAGTTCTGACTGATACTTCTTAATAATCTTCTTGAGCTTATTAGTTCTATCAGTGTCGAGTGACTCAACAACCTTCTTAAGCTTACGACAATGATCTTTATCGATAGCCTCAAGTAACGCCTCTAATTTGGCGGCGTACTTCTCGTCTTGTTCGTTAAGAGCAGCCTCGACTGCAATCTTAGAACGCTCCTCTGCCTTGGAGTCTAACTGTTCATTGAATGTCTTTTCAATCTCTTGAAGAGTCTCCTCAGTAAGAACATCTTTAGCAGCCTCTTTTAATGTATCTGTTATGTTGCTCATGTTTAAAATAAATTCTTTTTACACGCTTTCTTGATTCTCTCTTGAATCTTGAAATGGATTGCATTTTTTAAGTCAGTATTAGCTTTACTGTAATTCTTTACATGTAAGTTACTAAGAAAAGACTTAATTGACTCTTTTAAGTTTTTATCCATCATAATTATTTATTATTTATTAGAAGTTTTTTATAAAACTAATTATCTGCTCACGTAAATAACAGTCTAAATCTTTTTTAGGAAGATTTTTGATGCTTTTTGCAAATTTATCGTATATTTCTTCATACTTACCATCAGAGGCAAGTACCCATTGCTTAGATTCTAATATACCATTTACAAATGCTTTGGGAAAGGATGGATCAGCTACACAATCGATCGCGACTAACTTCATTTCTTTAACCATAGAAACACCAGATGGGTTTTCGTCTAATTTTCCAAGAGCTCTACTAGAAACACCTACCTTGACACCATCCATAACCAAACTTCTTACAATTTGGCCACATGGTGTACTAAGAACCTTAGATTTACCGTAAAAGACATTGTCTTTTTGCTTCAATTCTGTTACTATATGACAAGCTCTTTCAAGATCTACCTCAGCTGTAGTAGGATGATTTAATTCACCCATAGCTCGGTTTTCATCTATCATTTCTGCTGTGTAGCGTCCAACTTCTTCAGCCATTTCTTGTAGATCATAGATACGATTGTTACGATTCTTCTCAGAAGCCATCATAAATGGACCCTGAAT